ATGAATATCCTGAAGATGCACGAGATGCCGTTCGGTATGAATGCGGTGGTGGCCATCGCCTGCTATGGCGGCTACAATCAGGAGGATTCCATCATCATGAACCGCACAGCCGTGAACCGCGGTCTGTTCCGTGGTCTGTACTACACGCTCTACAAGGACGAGGAACACCGCAACGTCACAAGCGGTCGTGAGGAGAAGTTCATGCGGCCGCAGAAGCATGCGACACGCAAGTTCAAGACCACCAGCTACGCGGCCATCCACGAGTCGGGCATTCCCATCCTGAACTCGGTGCTGAAGGAGAACGATGTGGTCATTGGCAAGGTCGTGAACCTGCGTCACGACACTGCGGGGTATGCGTTCCGCGACGCCTCCACCACACACAAGAACGGTGAGGACTGCCGCGTGGATGGCGTGTGGCAGGACAAGAACTCCGATGGCTACCCGTTCGTGAAGGTGCGCGTGGTGTCCGAACGTGTTCCCCAGATTGGAGACAAGTTCTCGTCCCGCCACGGACAGAAGGGAACAGTGGGAATGCTGCTGAACGAGGAGGACATGCCGTTCACAGGTGCAGGTCTGCGGCCGGACCTCATCATGAACCCCCACGCGGTTCCGTCCCGCATGACCATTGCGCAGCTGATGGAGAACATCTTCGGCAAGATTTGTGTGCGCAAGGGCACGCTGGCTGACGGCACGCCGTACGACCACATGAAGGTGGAGGACCTGCGGGCACACATGGTGGAGATGGGTATGCACCCGTACGGTAACGAGATCCTGTACAATGGTCAGACGGGAGAGATGATGCAGGCGGAAATCTTCATGGGCCCGACCTTCTACCAACGGTTGAAGCACATGGTCATTGACAAGCAGCACTCTCGGGCTCGCGGCCCTATCGTGTCGCTGACTCGGCAGCCCTGTGAGGGACGTGCGCGCGATGGCGGGTTGCGTGTTGGAGAGATGGAGCGTGATTGCATGATCTCACACGGTGCGTCCGTCTTCACCAAGGAGCGTCTGATGGATGTGTCCGACCCGTTCCTGACGGGTATCTGCAAGACGTGTGGAACGTTGGCGGTGGTCAATCCCGCAGAGGGCATCTACTCCTGCGGCTCGTGCGGCAACAAGACGGACTTTGTTCAGAAGACGATTCCGTACGCAATGAAGCTGTGGATGCAGGAGCTGGAGGCCATGCACATTGTTCCGCACATGGTCATGGAGTGAATTTACAGGGCATATAAGGATAATTCAAAATGATAGAGGTCGTGGTTGCTAGGTACAAGGAGAACGTTGATTGGACACGCGAGTGCCCCTACAACGTCATCATCTACAATAAGGGGCCTTACCTAGAAGGCAGTCGGGCGCGACCACTGATAGGGCGTGAGTCCATGACATTTTTGCATCACATTGTCGCACATTGGAACGAGCTGGCCGAGTATACGGCGTTCGTGCAAGGGAACCCGTTTGATCATGCACCCGACTTGGTTTGGACGCTGAATGAATTTCTCGCCAATCCAACTGGGTTTTGCCACTTGGGCAACGCGCACCTGGTATGTGATCGTGGAGGTTGGCCCCATCACGGTGGTCTGGACGTTGGGCGCATTGCGGACGCAGTTGGTATTCATAGCGACTCGTTCTCATTTGTGGTCGGGCAGCAGTTTGTCGTATCCCGCGAGCGCATTCATTCACGACCGATTGAGTTCTACCGGCGGATGATTGAAATGATTGAAATAGACCCCGAAGAGGTCCCTTGGGCGTACGAACGAATTTGGGAGCTCGTGTTTGCACCGCCAATTCAAGCTGAGATCTCGTAGTCGTCCTCCTCCTCCTCGTCGTCGTATCTACGTGCAGCGAAGTAGGAGCGGCAAATACATGTGGCTGTCACAAGCATAATGATGCCAACCACCGACAATGCAATGGTTGAATCTTCGTTCATTCACCCTTTTTTATTGGATGCGTATAAATGACCTGCAATTGCCCTTCCAAGCGCACGCACCGCATGCTCTTCAAGAAGTGGGCTGCCCAAGAGGCCCGCGAGATGAGCCACAAGGATAGGCGCATGACGTTCCGCAAGTGGGCGGCCAACGAACTGAAGGAGAAGTCGCACCCAGGAAACCCGTCGTTCAAGAAGTGGGCGGCACAGGAGATGCGTGAAAAGTCGCATACACGCCGCCGCCGCTAAAGAAGTATGTCGGTTGAAGTGGTGATTGGCCCTATGTTCGCGGGCAAGACGTCGTACGCCCTGAGTGCGATTCGCAAGCATACTGCGTTAGGACAGCGCGTGCTGGTCATCAAACCCGCTTGCGATACACGCTACGGTGCAGTGTCTGAAATCACGACCCACGACGGCGACTCATTGCCCTGCATGACAACCCACACACTGAACTCCGTGACGGACGAGGTCTTTGCGAGCTGTGACGTCATTGTGATTGACGAGGCGCAGTTCTTTACTGGCCTCCTTTACTTTGCGGTGTCTGCATCCGAGCAGAAACACAAGTCTGTCTACGTGATTGGATTGTCGGGTGACTACCAACGCAGGCCGTTCGGGGAGATTGTAGACTTGATTCCGATTGCTGACAAAATCACCAAGCTGTCGGCAATTTGCGCGTGTGGAGGCGAAGCACACTTCACTCGCCGATTGAACCCCAATGCAGGTCAGGTAATCATCGGAGGAGCCGAATCGTACGAGGCGTGCTGTCGTGCGTGTTTTGTGGGGTAGTCGTCGCGCCCACTATTTTTTCTTGCCAGTGAACATAACAGCAATATGGGTGGTGGTCTCTTACAGCTTGTCAGCTACGGCGCGCAGGACATCTACATCAGCGGCAACCCCCAGATCACGTTCTGGAAGGTGCTGTTCAAGCGCCACACGAACTTCGCCATGGAGTCCATTGAGGTCACCTTCAACGGCCAGGCGGACTTCAACAAGCGCGTGACGGCGATCATCAACCGTAACGCGGACCTGATGTATCGCACGTACGTGCAGGTTGTGCTCCCCGCGGTGGACCTGAGCGCCGCGAGCTCGGTGTCGACGTACGTCAAGCGCTTCCGCTGGCTCAACTACGTGGGCCACCGTCTCATCAAGACGGTCGAGCTCGAGATTGGCGGCCAGCGCATTGACCGCCAGTATGGCGACTGGATGCAGATCTGGACGCAGCTGACGCAGGATGCGGGCACGATCCGTGCGCTCGATGAGATGGTGGGCAACAGCCACGACCTCGTGCTGATGAAGGACCAGATGGGCTATGCGCTGGACCAGTCGTGCTCGGGTGCCGAGCTGACGAACTCGTGCGCGCCGCGCGCGGGCACCCCGGCTCGCACGCTGTACATCCCGCTGCAGTTCTGGTTCTGCCGCAACCCTGGTCTGGCCATCCCGCTGATCGCCCTCCAGTACCACGAGGTGCGCATCAACGTGGAGTTCGAGCAGTGGATCAACTGCTCGTACACGGAGCTTGTTACGGGCTCTGCGCCGACGAGCATCCAGTCGCTGACGGCCGCGTCGCTGTACATTGACTACGTCTACCTGGACACGGAGGAGCGTCGCCGCTTTGCCCAGCAGACGCACGAGTACCTGATTGAGCAGCTGCAGTTCACGGGTGCCGAGTCCATCACGAGCTCGTCCAACAAGATCCAGCTGAACTTCAACCACCCGGTGAAGGAGCTGGTATGGGTGTGCCAGCGCGACTCGTTCGTTGACTGCACGCAGCCCGCGACTGTGCCGATTGCCGAGGTGAACGGCATGCAGCCCTTCAACTACTCCGATGACTTCACCACGGAGGGTGTTATCATGGACGTGCTCGCCCGTGGCTCGCTGGGCGGCGGCAGCAGTGCGCAGCGCGTCCCGACGACCGCGGATGGTCCCTCGGGCCCGTACCTCCCGGGTCTGGGCGTGGCCGTGGGCCCGTCGCTCGGAGGTGCCTCCTGGCTTGATGCCCTCGCGACCAACGACCAGTCGGCGCTCTTCGAGGACACGACGAACTACCTGCTCGCCAAGGTGCTGCTGGACTCGGGCATCAAGTGCTCGGGCAAGAACCCGATCGAGGTCGCCAAGCTCCAGCTCAACGGACAGGACCGCTTCACGGAGCGCGAGGGTCGCTACTTCAACTTCGTGCAGCCGTACCAGCACCACACGCGCACGCCGACGGTGGGCATCAACGTGTACTCCTTCGCGCTCAAGCCCGAGGAGCACCAGCCCAGCGGCAGCTGCAACTTCTCGCGTATCGACAAGGCCACGCTGCAGCTCACGGTGTCCGTCAACACGGTCCGCGGTGGCCGCACGGCGCAGGTGCGCGTCTACGCCGTCAACTACAACGTGCTGCGCGTCATGTCCGGCATGGGCGGACTGGCCTACAGCAACTAGAGACCTCCGGGACCCCCGAGGACTCAATCCCAACCCAAACACAAAACCACAAATGCGGGCAGAAACCTGCAAGCATTTGTGGTGGAAGGAAAATGGCATTCGAAGGTGTCGCATACCGCACCGCCGAGAACTGGATGTCCACACTACCCGTGACGACTGGACCGATCCGTTATCTTGAGATCGGAACCTTCTACGGTGCGAACCTGTTTTCGGTTGGATGGATATATACCACACACCCAGATAGTCGCATGGTCTGCATTGACCCGTGGGTCGATTACTCTGATTACTCGGAGTACAAGAACGAACAATCGTCGATCTACGAGACCTTCCAGCGCAATCTCGAGGCGAGCGGACAGAAGGAGAAGATCACGGTGGTCCGTGGCTTTTCTCATTCTGAGATTCCCAAGTTTGAGGACGAGTCCTTCGATATCATCTACATTGATGGCAACCACGAGCCCGAGTATGTCTGCGAAGACGCAGTTCTCGCCTTCCGCAAGCTCAAGGTAGGTGGAACCATGATATTTGATGACTATGGATGGGGCGGCCCCGACTTGACAACGCGTGGAATCGACGGGTTCCGATCTGCATACCACAAGCGCTTGAATCCCCACCAGCCATGCATCGACAACCAAGTCTTCGTGCAAAAGACCCGTTAGGCGCTCTTCGATGTTACATGCGGTCAGAAACATGCAAGCATTTGTGGTTGGAATGTAATGCCAAAGTATACCGTAGAATGGGGTGGAGCAAGCGAGAACTGGGGTGCACTATTTGCCGAATTCAAGGGACATGCTGTAGCCGGTTTGGAAGTGGGGACATTCGAAGGAAAGGGAGCTGCATGGTTCCTCGACACCATCTTAACACACCCAGAGTCTAGGCTTACGTGTATTGACACATTCGAGGGCTCAATGGAACATTCCGAACAAGAAAAGAATGCCCTCTACGATAGATGTGTATCAAACCTGAGCCCTTATCCGAATGTTACGATTGTTAAAGGAAGTAGTCACGATGTTCTCCGCACCATGACTGAGAAGTTTCATTTCATTTACATTGATGGCGACCATCGGGCAAAATCCGTACTGGAAGATGCTGTCCTCGCGTTCAGACTCCTGCATTATGGTGGACTCATGATGTTCGACGACTACCTATGGCAAGATCCGCGCTGGCCATCTCCAGTTGATGCACCTAAGCTCGGGATTGACGCGTTTCTTGGTGTCTATTCGGGATGCTATTCCGTTATCTACAGTGGGGGGCAAGTCGTAATACGAAAGATAGTGCAATAGACGGCAGCCACGAGCCTATCCAGATTTGGAATAGCGAATCGGATAATCCGTGCACACCCCCCAGCACTCAGACAGTGTCCACCCTGTCCGCTCAGGCATTACCTGGATTGTATGTACTGTCATCGGACTCCCAATGTTTCCCCATATATGCCCCCTGCTAGTCAATGTGTACGTATCCTTGTCGTGGAAAAAGCAATTGAACCCGTTCTTTAGTGCAATCAGGGCATCTAGATTCTTGCAATGAACCCAGAGCCTAGATTCGTGGCGCTCCAAGAACTCCAGCGATGTCTCCGTGTCGGGACCATCGTGTCCTAGCCACAGACGTCCGTCGCATTTCCATACGTCAATCTCGCAGTCGAATCCGTGCGAAAACGCAGCAACAATCGTCTCTTCGCGGTTCTCCGTTGCAGGAGCGGGTCCATCCAAGTTACCGCGATGTGAGATTATCATCATTTACTATACGTTGACGAGGGTGTTTAACTCGGACTCGCTAAGTCCGTAACGGTCAAAAACAGAGTGTGGAATTCCGTGCAGGCGAATTGACGTAAGGCTGATATGACGAAGAACTTCTTGATTCACGCCAGCAACAATATCATCCTCGACTGGAGGTGAGATACGTGATAGTATGTACTGCTTTAGCCATCCCTCTCCAGTTACCAATGCGGAATCAAATGCTCTGCCGAAAATGATAGAGTTGTCATAGTTCATCACAAAATGGAAGTCTCCCAGCTGTTCTTTCCATTGGTTCACATATACTTTGTCAAGGTCGTACCTCGACAGCACCATGTCTTTCCATAGAAGAACGTCGGGCCGAATGATGACCACGCGGTCATACCGAACACCGGTACTGTGCATGAGTTCAAGTGTCTTCGTTATGGACAATACCTGGCTACCCTGAGCGAAGTTCTCTGGGGTATCAATCGACGCGTTAATCAAGCCGTTGTACCGACGGTTATCCTCGAATAGCCACTTCTTCGGCTTATACAGGTCTACTAGTCTGTCTTCCAGATCGGTACTCCAGCAGTGAATGAAGATATCAAACTGGGTGTCGGGGTTGCAGCCAAAGAGGTGAACGCACAACGAGTTGTATACAGCAGTATAGTTGATATATGGACTATCGGTGTAGAGCTGATTTTCCATGCTAACCCTTCCCGACATTCTACCGACTGCGCCCCGTATACATACAGCTGTCGTCATCCTTTCGGTTTAAACGGGCTTGTTCATGAAAGTCAATGAAACTCGTTGTATTTGACCTTGACGGTGTTCTACTGGATTTCTGCGAAGTCCACTATGATGCACTCAATGATGCAATCGCAGAGGTCGCTGGGCGGGCGTTTTGTGTATCGCGCGACGAACACGAGACTATATACAATGGTCGCAGTACGCGGTCAAAGCTCACGATGCTTGGGGAACGAAAGGGACTGTCGCCTGCGACGTTCGAACAGATATTCATCCGGAAACAGCAACTGACATCTGCGGCCGTATCTAGGGTATCCAAATCAGACGGTCTTCGCTCGATACTCACAACGTTACACGAGAAGGGGTATCAAACTGCATGCGCAACCAACTGCATTCGTGCGACGCTTGACGCTGCACTTGATGCGCTAGGTATCCGTGATATGTTCACGTTCACGATTTCGAACGAGGACATACGCTCTCCGAAGCCAGACCCAGAGATTTACCGACTGTGTCATCAGAAGGCTGGCGTGTCTCCAACGGATACCCTCATCTTCGAAGATTCGCCGATTGGCATTGCCGCGGCATGTGCAAGCGGGTCTCATGTAGTCCGCGTTCCAGCTCCCGTAGCTTTAACTGAAAAGTTCATAATGGCTGCACTAACTCCAATCACTATCGTAGTCCCAATGGCGGGCAACGGGAGTCGGTTCGTAGTGGCCGGATATACAGACCCGAAGCCATTGATCCAAGTACGTGGTAAGCCCATGATCTCATGGGTGGTAGACAACCTTGCGGTACCTAATGCAAGGTTCGTGTTTGTGATCAGGGCAGATTACCCAGAATCGTGCAAGGAACACCTGCGTTCAATTGCACCTGGGTGTTCAATCATTGTTGTTGACAAGGTGACTGAAGGCGCCGCATGCACCGTTCTTCTAGCAAAGGACTTAATCAATAATGACACGCCTCTCATCATTGCGAATAGCGATCAGTTCATCGAGTTCGACGTGGGTGAATTTGTCCGTTCCTTCATCGAGTCTGGTGCAGACGGTAAGATTTCCACATTCGATGGTGAACGGAATCCGAAGTGGTCGTATGTGGCAATCCGCGACGGGTTTGCGACCGAAGTCCGTGAGAAGGACCCGTTCTCCGACCATGCAACGACTGGTGTTTACATGTGGAAACGTGGTTCTGACTTTGTTCGATTCGCGGAACAGATGATCTCAAAGAACATCCGCGTCAACAATGAGTTCTACACTGTACCTGTCTATAACGAAGCTATTACAGCTGGATTGAAGGTCACGGTGTCTGATTGTAAACGGATGTGGGGACTTGGTGTTCCCGAGGACCTTGAGGTGTTTCTGGCCAACTTTTAGTACTCCGTATAACAATGTCGATCTGCTTCGTCATACCCGTTAAAATAGACTCGAAGAAGCACGAATTCTATGTTCACAGGTGCATCGCGAGCATACGCAGACTGTACAATGATCCTATCATCCTTGCATTAGCAAAGGGAACGCAACGTATACGAGCCGACTACCCTAGAATTGAACAGGTGGAGAACCCCTACTTCTCAACAGTGGGCTGTCTGTATCTGTTCGACAAGTACCGCTACGCAGACTATGCCTATATCTTACACGATAGTATGGTTGTCCTCTCGCCGTTGCCTGCGCCATCTGCTAACGTATCCTTCATATATGACTTTCATGAGCCCGGAATGGAGACCCAGCATTATCAATCAAACTATCGGAAGCTTCTACCAGCTGACCTATGCCGAGACATGATCGAGACACAAACACAGGGATGCTTTGGCGCTGCAATGGGAATCTACCATCACGCAGTGTCAAAAACAGGCATTCTTAAACTCGTTATGCTGGTCACAACCAAGAACGATTTCTGCGCGATGGAACGAGTCTTTGCCTACATATGCCGCAAGAGCCAAGTTGGTCATAACGTATTATGTGGTTCAATCTTCGGCGATGCAAACCCTTGGAACCACCCAGAATTTGAGACCATGGCCTTATCCGATCTTCTATCCCTTGGCCGTAAGGAATACATACTCAAGTCGTTAGTTGGGCGAACCGAATAACGCATGAGGTATCAATGGTCGCAATTTCACTTGGATGGAACTGTTCCTCTGCTACGATGGGCGTGGACATGGGTATTCGTAAGACCCGTATGCAGGGCTATCTAACGTGTCCGTTCGATGAGATGAACTCAAACTACGAGGGTGTAGTTGAGTGCATTCGCGATGATTTCAGGTACTTCTGTGACCCAAGGTATCTGGTTTTACGAACGTTTCCATCCGACCATATGTACTACCCAAGAGAAACGCTGGTCTACAACACACGTTACAACTTCATCTTCAACCACGAATCGCCAGGCCATGCGAATCTATATGTGACTCAGGCATGGAGCGGCGGGATTAATCACTACGTGGCCAATAACTTCGAACGCTTTATTGAACGGTATACTCGGCGCATCGAAAACTTCAGGCGCTATCTTGCTAGCGGCGAAGCAGTTGACTTTCTCATCACAACTTTGACGACTGACCTCGCAGACCTTCGTTCTGTTTTGGATGGAAAGTGTAGATACAATATCATACGGTTCGAGGTTGGGGATACCAAGAAGTATACAGATCATTTGGACATCATGCAGGCTTCGTAGCCTTCACGAAAATCCAGTTCTGATGGTGATCGTCGAATGCAGGCCGGATGTCATAGGTGCATTGGGTAAACCCAACTTTGGTAAGATCATCTATGAGCTGGTCGGGCGACTCGACGCGTGTATCGCAACCCCCGTTCGTCGTGGCAGCGTGGTAGTTATCCGAATAGTAATCAACCGATCCCTGACGAAGACCGAATCCCATTTGAAAGGAGAGCAATCCACCGGGCTTGAGCACTCGGAGAAACTCCTTCAAATAACCAACACGGATCGAGTGAACGCAGATGTGCTGGAGTACGATTGTGCTCATGACGAAATCGTATTCATCGCTCTTGAGTACGTCCAATGACACTCCAGAGCAGGTATAGAGAGCAAACTTGCTTTCGTCGTGTCCATCCTTGAGAACGTTTGCCTTGGCCTGCGAAACCAGTTCGGATGAGATATCGACCCCGTCAAACCTCTTGAACCGCTGAATCATGTTCTGAACGTTTCTTCCACAGCCACATCCAAAGTCAAGACCCACCTTTTCCTTATACGACGGATCGGCGGTGTCATTTACGAGGATATTCCAATAATCTGGGTTGGCGTTGTGCCCCCTGTGATTCTCCCGATTCATGTTCCCAGTGCTGCCCTCGCGTTCGTAGAACCCCCGCTGCATGACCGTGTACATGTTTTCTGGAGTCACGGACATTTACATTGATACAAGATACTTAATTAGTCGGTTTGAGCGCGAAGGAATGGGTCAGTAGAAGATCTTGACCAACGTCCTCATCATCTCTCCTTCGTACATCCGATGTGACGAATCACCTGGCTGACGCAGCCGCACGTGAAAGTAGTCGGGTGGAAGCTGTTGGATGTGCTCCTTCACGCGACGGTAGTTCGGTAAATCAATCCGACCAAAGTGTGTCCTAGTCACGTCGTGCAGCGCGCGCGCAAACGAGACGTCGTCCCACTCGAAGTATCCACCCCCAGACTGATAGACGATATCCTTACGCTGGAGCAACAGCTCCGCGACATCGCGTGTCATGCAGATGCCCGCACCCGATATGCCCTGATCCAAGAAAACGCCTGCATACAGACCAGTGGGTGGAGACGCCTTCAATCGGTCAACCAGACGCGGGAGAATCCAGAATGATGACAGGTTGGTCCGTACAACGTGCGTGTACACTGGGTTCTGTAGAAAGTACTCAATACTGTCCAGCGTCTTGCGGCGAATGTTCGGGAACGATTCCTTGCCTGGGAGACGCAGAATGTCGCCGTCCCGCCATATACCTGTGACAGGATGATACTCAATGAAGAAGGAGTCAACGTCGGGGTGACTGTGCATATAGGTTCGCCATGCTTGGTGCAGGCCAGCATACGCAGCGTCCGTGTTGCTTGAGATGACTAGGAGTAGGACTCGCATTGTGTTTATATCCGCTTTCAGTATCTCTAGATAAACCATATAAATGGGATGGACACTCGATGACGTCATTACGACGGATAAGTACTTCGGAGCCTTCCCAGACGACTATATCAAAACAGATGTGCTTATCGCGCGGCGGCGGCTACTATGGCGGGGGAGGGTTATCGCGCCACCTACTTCGTTTCGCTCGCGCATCATCTGTGGACACTCGGATGGCGGCGTTACAACTGAAATGACACACGAGTTCCCAGCAGGCAGTTGGTGGTCCGTAAATTCGCGGTCCGAGCATGTCCGTGGACTGCCACTGGGCATCACGAACCACACAAACGAGTCTGACGACCACCCCGTGTTTGGCAATGTTCAGATAATGTTGGACGTGGTAGCGGAACCTAGGACCACGGAGGGGCTGTTGTATGCGAACTTTGCTGTGCACACCCACGAATCCCGCGGCCCACTGATGGAGTTCGCCAAGTCCACCCCTTGGATCACGGTGGGTACGACAATCAAGACATTGGAGGGGCGCCGCACATTCTTGCAGGCAGTTCGTAACCATTCCTTCGTATTGTGTCCTCCAGGAGCTGGTGTGGACACGCATCGGCTGTGGGAGACGCTCTACATGGGCAGCATCCCCATCGTCAAGCGGGACATTGCGCATGCAGCGTGGCAGGACCTGCCTATCTTGTTTGTGGATTCGTGGGACGAGGTGACAGAGGAACGACTTATAGCAGAAAAGCAGCGGATTGAGTCGACAGAGTGGAACATGGAGAAGCTGAAGATTGGATACTGGATCAATGCGATACGCGAGGATACGATGAAGATTGGAACCATCGTGACCGCCACTGACCTGAACCCGCTGTATTGCGACTTCATTCCCAACTTTGTGCGTGCGTGGAAGGCCGTGATTCCTGAGGCCGATGTGCGAATTATTCTGGTCGCCGACGAGATTCCCGAGGCCCTCCTACCGTGGAGCGAGCACCTTGTATTGTTCAAGCCGATTCCTAGGATGCTCACTGCCTTTCAGGCGCAGTGCATCCGTCTCCTCTATCCTCGTGAGGTGAAGCGCGACGAGGGTGTCCTGATTACCGACATGGACATGCTGCCTGGGAACCGCAGGTACTACGTGGGGTCTGCGGCCTTGGGTGGAAAGGACAGGTTTATCGTCTATCGCGACGTCTGCTTCCCTGGGGAGATTGCCATGTGCTACAATTCTGCACATCCGTCGGTGTGGACGTCTTTGTTCGGGTCAGAGCCGACGGAGATGGTCCTGAAGAGTTGGTACCCCGTTGATTACGACGGCGCCCACGGAGGCGTTGGATGGGGGACTGACCAGCTGAAGTTCAAGCAGATATTCGACGCGTGGACAGGGCCCAAGGTTGTCCTGAACGACGCGATCACTCAGTTCACGCGTCTTGATCGTATCCACCCGTGGAACTTCACGAATCGTGTGCAGCTGCGCAACACCATCGTGGCAGGGTTCATCTGCGACTACCACTGCCTACGTCCGTACTCGGAGCACAAGGATATCAATGACTTTATCGTTTCTTGCCTAGAGGAAAGAACATGGTGAACGCCTTTTCGTTCTGCCTGTTCGGCGAGACAACCAATCTATACCACCGAGGGTTCCTTGAGAACTTGGAATTGATCAAGAAGTACTACCCAAGGTGGGTCGTCTATGCATACTTGGCGCCCGATACGGAAAGCGGTTTCAGGAACTTTCTACTTCGCGACCCCGTGGTTCGCGTCCGAGACACCGAGGTTGTCGGATTCAAGAACACCGTGCACCGTTTCTTTGCCATTGACGAGCCCGATGTGGACGTCTGTTTCTTCCGCGACGCAGATAGTAGGGTCCATTGGAAGGACCGTTGGGCCATCAATGGGTTTATGAACACATCCAGTGGTTGTCACGTCATCCGCGACCACAAGGAACATACGGCCATGATTGCGGCTGGAATGTGGGGGCTTCGGCAGGGTGTCTTGAAGACGTCTATTCGTGGGTTGTTTGATTCGTGGACACCTGTCCATGCAGGGAATGGGAGCCCGAACGACATTGAAGGGTTAGGCATTGACCAGAATTTCTTGGTCAAGCTCGTGTATCCTCGTATTCAGTCCAATGTGTTCGTTACGTTCAGCAACGGACAGCGGCACACGTGGGAGAACGGTGCCGAGTTCCCGTTTGCTTGGACGAATGACGTGTATTGCGGACGACGCGAGTTCCCACCGTTTGTTGACGCGCCAGATCCACGTCGCCCGCCCGTGTTCATAAAATTGTCGTAGCCATGAACAATGCACATCAAGGCCGTTGGATCCCGTCGCAAGGTATGGAACGGAACGGCAACCAAGACCCCAGGTGGTCTGACCAAGAAGGATCTGACCCAGAACAAGTACGGGCGCATCGTGTCCCGTAAGCGTGCTGCTCGTGCGCGTTCGGGTCGCGCCTTCACTCGTCGTCACAAGTAGACTTTTTTGATACGCAAGAGTAATGGCAGCGCTCCTTGCGTCGGGGCCTTCACTGGGCACAGTGTTGCTCACAGCTTTTGTGCTCGGAGACGCAGTCGCGCTCTATGCACTGAGTGGAAAACCTTCTACAGGTCAACCGGATACAACGGATGGAAAGAACGCCCGACTTCTGGCTAAGGTCAAGCGCGCTGTAGACGACGCACTGACGAAGTTTCCGGGGGCGGCTCCAGCGGCTGCTGCTCCAGCGGCTTCTGCTCCAGCGGCTGCTGCTCCAGCGGCACCGCAACTTCCTGTTAGTCCCACAATACCTGTGTCAACAGTTGTCACTATCGACGCCGCTCTTGATGGAGTCAAAACGTCCCAAGCAAAACTGGACAAGATTCTTGCCGCGGTCAATGAGGCGATTGCACGTTTGGGTGAGACACCTGCGCCTGCTGATACAAGCGCGAAGCCAGAAGACCCCGACACCAACCCAAGTGGTAAAACGGAGGAGCCGCCGCCCGTTCCGATGAAACTAACTGATGCTATCCCCCAATTTCTCACCGCCTTAACAACATCTGTCCAATCGGGCGGCGATGTGGCGCCAATCGAGAGCTTAATCAAGAAATGCCCAGAGCTAGTGCTTCAGGTTTGGGGTCCCAACAAGCAATCAACACTTATGAACATTGTGTGGTCTGCTATCGAACGTGCAAAGGCTGATAAAGGCATTCCGCTTCCGTCGGGATTCATGAAGAAGTTCCGGTCTGCCCTGGCTTCGCCGGGGAAGTATACTCGTAAGTTTCTCGGGTCCATAGCAGACGGTATCTTGTCTACACGGACATGGTTCGTCTCTGACCGCAAGGGCGTGAGCAAGCGCAGAGCGATGCAGGGCGGTGTGATGTTCAGCGGACCCGCTGCTGCCGCTGCAAATGCTGATGTTGGTCCCAAGGCTATCGCCGCACAGGAGGCGTTCGCGAGGGTCGTGAAGACGTGCTTGTACACACAGCCCAAGGACGAAACCCCTCCACCCAAT